GTAGTTATCAGCACTTTTATGATAGAGAGCTTTTTCTAGAGTAAAGATTTTGATATAGCCATTCTTGCGTTTATTGACTTGAGCCACCATTTCGGGTTCGTCGGCAGTTTGCATCCATGAAGTAGAATTTTCTTCTTTTAAAAACAAATGGCCAGAACTTATTTTTGTTAGGTCATTGGTAGGAAACAGACTATATGAGTCATACGAGGTTGAAAGTTCGTTGACATTTTGCTTCTCTAGACGGATATCATAATGAAAGTTTTTTGGTTTTTCTTTGACTAGTTCCTCAAAACTTTTTTCAATATCGGCTTTTGTCAGCTTATCGAATCTTGTTTGTAAAACATAATTAAGTTTCATTATTTTATAACTAAATTTTAATACTCCGCAGGCGGAGTTAGTGGACTCTTATTTCGTCCACAATTACTTTAGGTTGCTCTTTTTCTTCAACCTTTGGTTCTATTTTTTGTTTCATAAAACTTTATTCATGTTATTGAAATAACCTGAAGTCCAATTATTGGCCTCAACAGTTTGTGACTTTTTAGCAAAAATTTCTTTTACCTTATTGACCACATCTTGTTGTTTAGCTTGTTCTTCACGCCATTTTTTTTCAACAGCATTTTTTTCATTTTCAAGTTCAAACATAGCTGCTTTTTTTAGAGTGCTAATGACATCATCTATATGTTTTACTGGCATTTTATATTCTTGCAGTGATTGTTTTAGATAGGTCATTTGGGTGCACATGGCAATTAATTGGTCAGCTACACGAATTCCAGAATAAATTGGTGCTTCTTCCATATCTGTTGGTGCTTCTGGTGACATATCTTTTTTAACATCCACAATTTCATCAGCCTTCTTATAACCTGCGGCTTGGGCAACAGCTGAATCAGGACTGATTTCAATTCCCAGTTTTTTAGCAGCAGCGATTATTTTTTTAGCTGCGGAAACTTTCTTTTCCTCGCTTTCAAAATCAGTTTGGTCAAATCTTGCCATAGCATTTTTGACATGAGCTTCATCATTAATAGGAAGTTTTCTTTTTCCTTCTGAATCTATATAAGCGAAATCTGAATCAGGTAACGCATTTTTTTGTTTTGCTTTCATTTTCTTTTTTTTGATACCGTCACTAATTTTAACCATGCTAAAGACGGCTTCTGGGCATGCTGGTCTATCGACCAGAGATATTTCATTTAAGATTAATTCTTGAATTTCATTTCCCATTCTTTTGAGAACTTTTCCACCGATTGAGAATCCGTTATAGACTCCATCTTTACATTTTTGCCAAGCGACTGGGTCAACTACCTTAGCGACTAAATATAAACCTTTCTTTCCATCTTTACCAATTTGAGCATCTACTGCTTTACCAACAGCAGACCATTGGTGCATTTCGCGGATATTAGCGAATTTCATATAATCAGGAAGAGCTTTTTCTAGGGCAGATGATTTTACAATTTCGCCTTGAGAATCGACTGCTTCTGTAGAAGCAAAACCTTCAACTGTTTGTTCATCTGAATTTACTTTTGCAAATGGTGCAAAAAAATTAATGTGTTTCATACCTTATTTAAACTATTAAAAAAACCGAGGAATACCCTCGGCTCCCTACTCAAGACATATTTTGATAATAGTTGAGTCCTTTAGTTAAATTAACATTGACTAAAAGGCAGTGTCAACAATCAAGTTTCGGTAATAATTTTAGAACCATCTTCTGTTAAGATGAAATCCTCATCTTCGGTTTGAATAAAACTCATATATTGTAGGTAATAAATAAAGTAAATCCTCGGTTGTGTCCAAGAGTAAACCTGCTATTATTAAATTTATATATTTTGGCGGTATTAGTAGCATCAAGTTCACATCTCCCAGATGTGCTGACAACATCAGCCACACTACAGGCATAGTTATTTGATTCGCTAGCTGTAAAAGGCAAAAGTGATGTGAGGTACTCATTTTCTTCATATCCACAGAATCCTCTCACCGAAACACTCAACTCACAGGTAGAATTAACTATTTTGTATTTGGACGTATCTGTTGTAAATCTCTCAAATGTCATTTGGTCTTCTGTTCCGTAAGTATTGGTGTATTCTAATTGTCTAGATTCAAAAATCGGTTTATTAATAATAATAGAAGTGGCGGGAATGGACCATTCATAGCCAGACGAGAAAGTAGCATTGAATCTTCCTATGTTTATATATCCATCAGTTGAGGTAGCATTTGTTATAGTTGAAATGGCACAATATTTTTCATTAGTATTAGTAGTCGAGAAATCACCGTACTTAATGGCCCAAGGAATTACTGCGACACCAATCACTACTCCATCTGTTGAGTTATATCCTAAATAAGTAAAATAATCCCTTTCCTTGGCTGCAAATTTACCCCCACCAGAGCCAAAACAATTAGTTCCACCAGATAAAGTTACGGATAAAGCTGCGGTAATTGTTCTCACTGTGTCAGATATCCTCACTTTAACAGGATTGGTCGCAGAAGGGTCGTTGCCGTCTGTTCCTTTAATTGAAACGGTTAAGTCCCCCGATGATTCTGTAGTAACAATTTTTCCATTTTGAATATGTCCTTCAGGAAATTTATAAAGAATAGAGTCTTCAATTGATTTTGGGGGTGACAGTATTTGTTTCAGAGCTTCCAGTATTGAGAACACCGCCACTAGCTTTTGATTGAGTAACGACGGCAGTCGCAGTATTGGCTACAGTTATTTTTCGATTAGCAGCGGGCCCACTTGGATTGATTACAACAGCGAATACATCGTTAGCAGCAGGAGATGTCTCCTCTGTCATATTGGAAATCTTAATATCGGGCAAATTGACCTCCTTTTATTAACATACTTTAATATAACTCAATTAAAGGCTATTTGTCCATCAGGGTAAACATAGCAAACTTTTTGATATGTTTTTCCGTTATGTTTTACTTTCCAACCACAGAAGTACAGAACTAGATTATTAGAGGCGGTAGAACAAACATAAGTCCGTTTTCCGACAATTGGAAAATAGTACATCTGCCCATTTAGATTTTCCCAATCTCCATTAGTAATTACGTGTTGGAATTCTTTTTTCCCAGTAAGAATATCTCCATCTTTGGTGGTAGGATAAATCGGAACTCCATTAAAATAAAATATCCCTGAAGAGAAATCAACTCTTGCAATTTCGCCTTTAGTATCGTGAACTAGACTGTATGTTAGCCAAGGTTTTTTTTCTTGTAGAGCGTGGCAGTGGCTTTTCACTTCATTCCAATTTTCATCATGACTTTCCATGATAGCCCCATCTTGAAACATTATTTTGAACTTAATCATTTACCAATTACCTCCATGGCTTTTTCTTGGTCTTTAATCGGGATACAGATTGAAACTGGGACTTTATGTTTATTTTTCTTAGCAACAGCAATTATGTTATATCCAAAATCATCGGTATGTAATTTGTCAGGGTCACTCCAGTCGCCAAATGTTCCATCAGTAGTTTCAACATTAATTTCCGAGAATATATCTAAACTTTTAAGGAGTCCAAATAAACTTTCTTTTGTAAAGGCACATTTTTTGACATCTTTATAGGCAGTCTTGACATCCCCTTCTTGAGCCGAATACATAAAATACATCACTGTATCAGCTTCTTGTTCGTTAGTAGTTCCGTTCAATAATCTACTAGCTGCCCACTTCATATTAGGAACAATGATTTTTAGAGTGCCTTCATTCTTTAAGATACGAGTCCATTCTTTCAAGACAGATTTCACTTCTTTATGGGAAAAATATTCGAGAGTATGCGAAGAGACGACGACATCAGCGAAACACTCCGCAAGCGGAATAGTACGTGCATCACAAATTATATCTGGCTTACAAGTTTCGTCTATATCAATTCGAATTGGGTCGCCTTCTGGTATCCAATAGTTTCCTTTACCAGCGCCAATATCAACAACTATTTTTTTATCTTTTTCCATTTTCTTTGAATACCTAGGACAATTTTGGGGAGCATCTTGAGGTATTGCCCAAATTCTGCCTGTTTTTTTGTCCTGATGAAGACATTGGATACTTGTGTCAAACCATAAATCATATCCATATTCTTTGGCTTTTTTGAAAAAATAAATATCTTCAGTTGTCCCAGCGTCAGCCTTCTTGTTCATCAAATATTTGCCGTCTAATTGCCCCTCCAGTAAACGTTTTTGCTCATCACCTATCTCACCTAATCTTTTTTCAATTTTCTTCACAGCACCCTTCTCCGCATTTTTTCCTTTAAGCATTTCTTCTCCTAAGGCCTTAATTAAGTCGTTCTTTTCTAAATCTAATTTTCCTCTTGGGTCATCGAAATAGTATTCCGTAGAAAACCAAGGTTTGGGAATTTTTCTAAAAATTTCAGTATCTATAAAAAGGCAACCTGCTCCACCCGAATCACACTTGACTATATCTCCGACTTTCCAGTCCCAAAAACTTCCTTTTAAGTTATCCCTAAACATTAGTGGAAACGAAGGGTCGGATTTAGACCAATAAACTCCACTAATTATTTTCTTATCAGGGTCGTTCTTCCACAACGTAATCATTTTCATGAGGGCATCTGAAGGAGGTATAGTATCGTCATCGATAAAGATGATAAATTCGCAGTTATTTTTGAGAGCTTCATCTACTAATTGTTCCTTGGCAATATCAACCCGTTTATTTCTTACTTCTAAACGAATATTGGTTACAGCTAGTCCGCCTCCGAGTGAACCCATAGCATTGGCCCAATCATGAGTAACGCATGAAATTTGACCGTTTCCTTTATCCAAAATTGGCACTGCTATTGCACCAAAATAAGACCTAAAAGTTCCATTCATCGACATTTTTATTTATTAATTTTTAATCTTACTTAGTATAGCATATATTAAATATTGCCTATTCTATGGGATTAATTCTCATCAAATACAAAATAGGTACTCAATACACTGGTGTTGCCCGCTGGCGCATTTGTGTTGGTAGTTAGTTGAACTCTTAGATAGGATGGACTGTAACCACTTCCAGTTGCCAATGTGAGAGAACCTAGACTAATAGCCGAAGCACTTGAAGAAGATGTTGGGACAGCCACATTTGATGCTCCACCGTTAGCGATTGCGGTTGATGAACTGGTTGATTGAGTATATGCACTCGCATTAGTTCCTACTAATCCATAAGTAGTAGAGGTCCAAGTTGTGCCTTGATAGAAACGAATGTTACTATATGTGCTTGTAGCCGAGGTAGAAAAATAAGCTCTTAAATGAACAGCATAAGAATTTTGTCCAGCTGGGACGTTACTTCCCGCCGCATTATAACCTGTTGTTCCTGCGGTGGTTGATTGTTTCAAATACCAAAGAGAACCTGTTGCGCCTAATAAAGTTGCGGAACCTGCGCCTGTTCCGTACTGTTGTGCCACAGAAAAAGTCGACATAAGTTTTTAAAATTAAATTATTAAAATACCCGCCACAAACGACGGGTAATAAGATTGGATTTCTTGTAGAGGTCTGGATACCTCGTTTTACTGATTTAAGTCTAGATACTTAGGACGGATTCTGTCAAGCGGTTAATTCAATTGCGTTTACTGGACAAGCACCAATGACATTTTTAGCATCATCAGTTAAATCTCCAAAGAATTCAGCTTTATAGTCTCCATTTAATTTATAGCTTTGAGGACACAAACATACACATGTTTGGCATCCGATACATTTGTCTTGATTTACTTTTATCATGTTTTTATAATTCCTATCGAAGTTGAACCAGATAGGGTGGTTAGAATAATATCTTTATTAACATATAACTCAATAATTTCACTTGGGTCTAATCGGTATCCTCCATAAAGATTAGTAGAGATATAACAAGGTAAGTGACCTTGATTCTTGATACGGACTTTTTTATTCATGAAACCATCAAAAAGTTTTATTTGCCCCTTGACTGGTAACTCGGTAATACAAATTTCATTGACACTACTCATTAGATATTCTTGGAGGTAAACCTTAAAATCTTTAAAGAAAATATAGAAATCCTCTTTAATGTCTTTCTGTTTGTTAATATCTGGTGAATCTACTTCCCCGTCCATAATATTTCTGAATTATTAAATCCCTCGGGAATAATCGGTAGTACAAAACATCTACAACTCTGATGTTGTGGGTTCCAAATTACTCCGCCAGGGAATATTTCATTTATGTCTATAGTTCCAGCTTCTTCGTTAGAATAACAAAATTCACAATTATGAACCACGATTGAGTTCGCAATGTAACTATTATCACCCTCGACAGATAAATTATAAACTATTTGCTCTTTACTGTTTTTCAGACGAGGTTTTAAATGTCTTTTTTCTATTGTCTTGATACTAACTGACAAAATACAATTCAATTCGCGTATTTTACTAGCAACAATTTCAAAATTATTTCTTATTTGGTCTCCTGTAAATCTAAGAACTGTATATCCCTGTTTTTTCAAGGAAATATCTTTTTCTTTATCATTTGCAATGGCTTTCTTGGTACTGTGCCAATATTCTCCGTCACATTCAATTACGCATTTACATTGTTTCAGATAAAAATCTGCCCATGCTTTTTTCCCATTATACTCATAGAACCACTGAGATTCATATGGTATCCCGTTAGTAGACAAAAACCACTCAACTTTTTTTTCAAGATAAGTTTTTCCGTTATGGTTTCTTCCAATCGCTTGATGAGCTTTTTTAAGAGTTTCTTTAAACCTAACTGGGTCGTTACGTATTATTTTAAAAGGATGTGTAGATAACTGTGCCGTTCTTTTGTTGTTCTCTGTCATTTTATCCCTAAAAACTTTATCATTTTCCCATTTTTTAATCAAAGTTTTTGCTTGTAAGATACTGGAATTCTTATATTTTTCTGGGTTTGAAATTCTATCACTCTTCTGTTTTTTAACCATGATACCAGCCTTATCATATTTTCTGTTAAAATATACGAGTCTCTCCTTAGCCTTAGGATTCGTCCATCTTCTTTTATTGACTAAACTTGCAGAACAAGAATGACAATGTTCATGTGAAATGGGAATTATTTTTCCACATTTACACTTTTTCCCTTCGATATAAATATTATCTGTGATAACTAGGTCTCCAGCATTTATCCATTGTTGCGTACCATCTCTTTCAGTTAAAACAGGATGATTGCTAGTAAGAGTAATCCCAACACTATTTCCTTTTCCATTTCCAACACCAAGTTCTATTCTAACTACCTCACCGAAATATTTTCTTTTAAAGGTCTTGATTACCTTTTTATACCTATCTTTGTGCGTTAAAACATAGTCTCCAATAACAATATTGCGGATTTCTTTTGGTCCATCAATGGTAGAAATTTTTACAGTTCCACCCAAAACACAGGTAAGTTCATCGTGAGAGGTAGTCCACTTTTTAGTCTTAATACCATATTTTTTATAGACCATCATTTCTGCTTCACCCATTGCCAAGATACCTTCATATTCAGCGATATTAGGTCCTCTTATGGAAGCGACATTTTCAGCTTGGGATTTGAGAAAAGAAGCGATATCGTAACTTGTAAGGTCATTTTTTACCCCTTCCTCTACGGTTCTGGCTATCCATGACTTAGTAGTTTCATCAATCATATCCATAAAAATAGCCACTCTAGCATCCATTAAAGAAAGTAGTTTTGGATTTTCTAAATCAAATTCAGCATCAACTCTTAATTTATCAAGTCCAGTTTGCCCACCCAGATTACAAGCATAGAACAGATAACTTAAAGCCTCGTCTTTGTCGATTATTTTAGATGTTGGAATAAAAAATTGATTTATGGTCCAAAGATATTTTTTCTTTGTCAAAACTTTGACTGCTTTGTTTAGACCAATTATTTCGTTAATTTTATCGACAGTAGCGATGTTATTTATCTGTCTATTCAAAGACATTATAAGAAGTTTTTTAAATCGAGAAAACTCTTTGGACTTTATCAGTCGATAGACATAAATATTGTAACGAGTATTCTCAAAGAATTGCTCAATAGCAAATTTTATTTTCTTTTTTTTAGTCATTTTTGATGTCAGAAATATCATCATACAGTTTCATCACTGCATTTAGGATGGTATTTTGTTGAGAAATAAATGGGTCAAAAAGGTCATCGATATCTTCTCTACATTTTGCAGAAGAAATTCCTTTTCTTATAAGACTTTGAGTTCTTGCATCCAAAATATCTGTTTTAAATTCTCTGAAACCAGTTCCTTTTTTGAAATCATTTATGGTAGCCCTCTTCCATTTTTTTAATTCTTCAGTGATATCGCTTGACGAAAAATCTATTTTCTCTTCTTTAGTTGGAGTTTCTTTTTTGGGAGGAACTTCTACTGGTTTATTAACTGGGGTTCCGCCAGATGGTTTATTGGCAGGCACGACTGGATTTTGAACCGCTCCACCACCATTTTGTGTTCCATTATTTGTAGTTGTCAAAACTCCTGGCTTCATTCCTGCCTCAGATGCTTCGACTAAATCTTTTACAAAAATTGGTCCAGTAGGAGTCATTATTAAATGACCACAACCAATTGGGTCCATACCTTCTCCAATTCTCCATTCATCGATAGAAATAGCTCCATCTCTAAAAAGAGTATCAAAAACAGCGGCCTCCTCCTTTCTGTTAGTTGGGTTGATATTTGTCCAAATAAATTCAAAATCAGTGTAACCATAGTCTTTTTGAATAATATGGTCAAAAATTTCTTTTAAGAATAAAGTCGTTGGATAGAGACCTCTCTCTTTACCTATTTCCCACTCTGATTCAGTGGCACCTTTACCTCTGTCAAATTGGAACCCAATTGCTTGAGGAGCAACCTCCATCACACTCGTGGTAATTTGAAGCAACCATTTTTCAAATCTCTCAAAAGTCATATCTTCAATTTTCTTAGTTGGATGCCATTTCATTCCTTCTGGTAAGAATTTTATTTTTCTTTGGTATCTAGAATCACCTGAGAACATTGCATCCCAAGCAGTTTGCCATGCCTTTAGTTGGTCTGGGTCGCTAGCTATTTCTTTAGGAAGTTCGACTAATCCTTCTGGAATATTTCCCGCAGTGAGATAGGCAAGATTATAATTACTTAATTTTAAAGCAGTAGTTACGGTGATAATTAAACTTTCAATTGGACTTAAACCATATGGGCTATCTGTTCGTGGATTGAGCATTTTATAAATTAACTCATTTAATGTTAATTTTGCGATTTCTTTTTTACCAACACGTTGGATAAAGGCTACTTCTGGGGGTTGAGGTAATGTGCCATCTTGATTAGTAATAATGTCGATTGTACTGGCATCAATTGGCAGATAACCATATATTTTTCCACCTTTAGTTAATCTCTTATAAATAGCAACGGCATCGAGAACAAACAAGTCTTCCAAAATTCTATTCAAGAATTCTCGGAAAGAAACATTTTCATCTCCTGTGGGAAATTTTAGTAACTCTCTAATTTCTTCTCGTTTGATATCAGATTCTTTCTTTTTTTTCTCATCATAAATTACTTTTGTTGCGGTAACATCCCACGAAAGTTGAGTTATTTGACGTTTTCGATAATTAATACAAGACCTGAGTACGGGATAATATTTAGAAAAATCTCTCAAAACTTGATAAGTGACACCACTTAAATATCTCGTATCTGCTTTCTTTCCATCCTTAGATGTTGAGATAGAAATAGGTTGTAATTGAGAATAAAATATTTTATCTAAATTTGGAGTAGCTGATTCTCTTACTTTTTGTTCATCTATTTTTTGAGAAACAGCATCATCTACTAATGGGGATATGAATTTATTAAAAAGGTTGTTCCATAGGTTCATTTTTTATATCCTCACTTTGTATTGAGGTTCAGCCAGTCTAAAATACCAGCCGTAGTTTGCAAATCTGGAGTGGAATAATAATCCAAAAGTGCTTTATTAATTATAGCCCTTGTCTGGGCTATACGTGCATAGTTAAATGCATGGAAAAAATGGTCATCACCCTTATTTTTCCATTGAGCGATTTCTCGTCCCGTTTGAGGATTTCTCTTCAAAATACGGGTAGAAGCAGTCATATGTTTATAGAAATCTTTTACTGCCTCAATATTTTTTGGAAGCTCCACACGCAAATTTTGTATATCACTAATAAGATAATCTAATGAAATAGTCCTGTCAATACGGACTTCTCTCTTTACATCATCAAACTGGTGATAATCTTGAATTGAAAATTGAACATTTGGGGGATATTCTCCTGCGTACACACGACCAGGAAATGCATCTATTAGTTCTTTTACTTTAGTTTGCTCAGGACGTTTATCGATAACTAACAGTTTAATTTTGAATTTATGCATGATTGATTCAATCGAATTAAATCCACCCATAAAATGTTCCAGACCTCCAGCCCAAACAAGTCTCATATTTCCATTGGACATTTTTTTAAGAACAACACAATGGTAAATTTTTACACCAACGTCAACTCCAGCAAAACATCCTGACGCTTTTATTGGTAACTCAAATTCTTTTTTGCAAGCGTGTAATTCTTCAGCCGTTAATTGCTGTCCCTCTGATTCAAATGGAATACCTAAATCTTGGTTGTAAAATTGTTGTAAAGCAGAAAATCCAGTAGATTTCGCTCTTTTAAATCTTTTGACCATTTCCCTGATAGTGGTATTTGGATTATGCAATCCACTTACTTTGTATCCATGACAAACATCAGACATTTTTTTATTAGTGATAACCCATTTACCAGGACCTAATCTCTTGAGAGCTTTTCTACAGTGAGAACATCTAACTCGATATTTTTTGAAATCAACATTTACAAAAAAATCTAATTCTTGCCATAATCCGCATCTAGGACATTGTATCTGCCAAACTCTTTGGTCACTATTATCATATGAAACATCTATTCCAAATCCAGGCAACGTGGGAGTAGAAGCTTCTCTTCTCCATTTCAAAGCAGAAGCGAGAGTACGTTTTTCAATATAAGGTACATTGTCTTCATTGAAACGGTCTCTTTCGTCTAGATATACAGCATCAGCATCCACAGATGTTATTTGTTTAGCATTTTGAGAACCTCTAAAATATACATGTCCTTTACCGATTCTTTTAAGCCCTAATTTTTCAACCTTTTTTTCAAAATTTGTTTTGTCTGTTCTCCCACGTAAATAATCAGAAGCAGCTAAAACTGGATTCAAACGAGCTTGAACAAAATCTTGAAGTTGGGCTGATGTAGGAAAACAATACAAGGAATTACATGATTTTTGGTCAGCCACCCAAACAGCTTCAGATAATAATCTTTCGGAAATACCCATTTGAGCCGCTTTTGTATATATAATGTTCTTAAACTGGTCTTGGTAAATTTGTACCAAATATGGTCTTTTAACAAAATCCAAAGGAGTACCACGGGCTGTCATCCAAACCGCTTGACACCACAAGAAGTAATCAGATAACTTCTCCGTCCTGAATTTGTCCTGTGCTTTCACTAGAAGAGTTTGATAGAGCCCGTCTATCTCGTTCTCGCTTAATGTTGGCAATAAGTTCAATAATTCCTTCATAATTTAATGTTTCTAATAATTTATCAAAATTTGTTTTACCTCCGATATTAATTTGGGTGAGATTCGTATCTCCTTTTTTCTCTGGATTATTTAATCCAAGAGCAGAACGTTCCTGAGATAAACCCGTATTAATCATCTTTCTTGCTTCGTCAGCGCTCTTAAAAGTAACATTTTCGTCTTTTAAGTAAGCGACACCTTTGAGTTGCATAAATCTAGCGATACGTGCTTGTTTAAGGCGTATTTCGGCTAAATCTTCAAACTCTTTATCATTGGCCCTGCTCATTGTCTTATTGAGAGCAGACTCTTTCATCTTCTTTTTTTCCTCAGACCAGCCCTTAGTTTTATCTATCGTCCATTTAGGAAGTTTTTTAGCTCGCCTAAATTCTGCCGCAGTGACATAGTCACCTAGCATAAACTCTTTTTTTAATTCTACCCAATCACGCTTTTTTTGGGGCTTCTGTTGTGTCATCTTTTTTAGGTGAGACATAACTGGCTCTTTCCTCCTCTAATTTTACGATAACTTTCTGGAAGAAATCATCCCACTGTTTACCTATTTTATCCCAACTAAAGTCTTGAATGTAAGCATAAGCTCTTTCGGTTATTTCTTTAACTTTATCTGGATTATCATATACCCACATCAACTTCTTTACAGCATCATCGACATTAGTCACAGGTCTTAATCTTTCGAAATCAGTTGGCCCAAAAGATGTCCATTCTGAAGAAGTAGAACCACTTTTAACTGGTACACCTCTGAGTTTAGTATAGATAGTTTCCATATCAGAAATGTCTTCTTTGGCATCATATCCAAAAAGTTCGGGGGTAGTAGTATTATTTGGTCCGACTACAACTGTTTTAGTTGCCATACCTTCTGAATTATAAAATCCGAATCCTTCACCCAAACTTGTAGATAAAATACAATCAGAAGCATTATATATGGCATTAACTGCTTCTATAGGGAATCCTTGATTAGCTTCAAACTTACCAGGGCAACCCCAATTCTTACCATATTCAAGATTAGGGAAATTACGAGCATATTCTTTTAGAGAACCACCAGCATCGGTTTCTTGGCAATGTAAATACAAGAATGAATTCGGTCTTCTACGAATAAAATCAGAAAATATTTTTAAGGTTCTAGGTAAGTCTTTTCTTGACTGGTTGCGAGCAATTACACTTATCAAAAAAGTTTCTTCTTTTACTGCACCTTCAAAGAAAGATGCCCTAAATGCTTTATTTTCTTCATCAGATAATGGTTTAAAAATCTTTGGGTTTACTCCATGATAGATTACTTCCATGTTATCTAGTCCAAAGGGTTTTTGAAGATGTTTATCTACTTTTACGATTTCTTCTTTTCCATATTTTGTATAAGCAACTGGATAATCAGCCATAGCAATAGATTTTTCTATCCAATTAGTCTTAATAGCAGAATCAACTGGCCAATAAGAAACAGTTTTAAACCAAAAAGATGGTGGCACTTTTCTCTTAAACACTTCTTGAGTGTCTTTTAGCACCTCTAGTGTTCCTTTTTGGAATATTTCTAAAGGTTGCTCTAGGATAAAAGGGTCATTGATTGTGAATACTAAATCAAATGGTGGTTTTAAATTTTTGTCAGTTCCGAGTACAGCATTTACTAACCTAGCACGTCCATAGTAATCGCTTCTCTGAGAGATACCTGGCATTGCAGGGAATATCTTGTAGGGGAATTTTATTGGGTCTTTCCAATCACCCATATCGTTTATTCCGATAATACTGATTTCATATTTCCCAGTAGAGGCTAAATAATTAAGAATTCCTCTGGCTACTTGGGCAAAACCTGTTGCACAAGCAGGGGAATCTAACCACGCTAACATTTTTACTTTCTTTTGTTCTTTCATATTATTTATTAATTTCTAAATTAAATGGATTTTTATAAGTAAATCTAATTGGGTCATCGTTCGAGTGAACTTGACCATGGGGATTAAAACCCCATTTTCTTTCAAAATAAGCACGATTGTATTCATAAGTGTCTCGGTTTTGGTAATTTAACTCATCATCAGTTTTAATAGTCCTTGACCCAAAATGATAAAACCATGCACTTGCTGTCTTACAAGCTCTTAATCCTTGTCTCAAAAGTCTTTGGTGCATATCTCCATCTTCAAAATAACCAACATGTAAGTCTTGGTCAAAATAACCTGGATATGGTTCACCTGTTCCTTCTTCTAATTTTCCTAGAACCTCAGGAAAAGATTTATGAATCATGAAAGCAGAAAAGTGAGGGTGTTCATCAAATGTTGATTCTGGTTGTTTATATTTTAGAGTTCTCATGTCACAGTGTTCTGCCATTGTCCACATTGTAAATTCTTTGTGTTCTTCAGCAAATTTTACGAGATTATCTAATGAATCTTCTCTAAAAATTAAATCATTATTTGGAATAAAAATATAATCAGAACCATCTTCTATGCCTTTTTTGATACCTAGATTCCAGGCCCCAGGGACAGAATTTCCAATAGGATTATCTATGACTGTTCCTAGTTTTCCGAGACGTTCTCGTAGTTCAGGAAGACAATAGTTATTGATGATTAAAATTTCATTTTCGTGGGTAGTTTTGAGAGAATTAATTGTTTGCTCTGTAAATTCTAAAAGAAATTCGTTCGACAAATAAACGGGAATTACGGTTTTTATCTTCATATATTTATTTATAATTTTTGAGAAACTTTATAACTCTACTTGTATTTTTACCATCACAGGGGTAGCTTTGGCAAATTTCAAGTTGTTTAGTAGTGACTGTTGGATTTGACAAAGAAGACGACATTTCTATCGGTAAACGTTGGATTTGATTTACATTTTCTTCTCGTTCATAGAAATCTGTTGGTAATTCGTTATGTCCATAAAAAATAACTGGTTTATTTAGTAAAGATGTTTCGATTGCTAAAAATGACTCGTCACAAATTACTCCTCTAGAACCATTTATTAATTTGTAAATATAATTTAAGTCAGTCATATCATCCTCCAAGACAGTAACATTTAGTCCTCTATTTTTTATATCATCAACTACCATACTGCAAGTTCCACCTGGATGAACTTTGAAAACTAATTTACTATTTGTTTCTCCAGGTAATTGTTCCATATATTTTCTATAAAGAGAATTTCCTAGACAACCATCATTTGGATAGGCAACCAAAAAATAATCAGACAATCCTTCAATACAATCTTTTGTTTCGTAAAGGTCATCCATGCGTGGCATCCCTAAATTTACTATTTCTTTATTGGGATATTTTTCGCTAAGCCATTTTTGGTCTTGAGTGCATCCTACGATATACGTGTCGAAATTACTCATATCTTGATTCCAAAAATTATCTTTTAGATTTACACCTGAATCAAAAGCATGTTGAAATAAAATTACTTTTCCACCAGTTGTTCTAAAATATTTAATCATGTCACGATTTTGCCCGAGGTGCATAACACAGGTAAGTAAAACCTGATAATCTTGATAATTTTCTATCAAGTTAAGACCTAAATTTCGGCATAATTCTTTTGTTTGTTCTGAGTCAGAATAAATATCTATATTTCCTTCTTTGGCGATACGATACATCCAATATACTTCCCAATAATTATGGACAAAAATAAGTTTTTTCATGGTTTTATAGCAATGGCATCAATAATTCCTTGATTATATTTTTCACTAAAAATAGCTTTTACCCCAACATTAATAAATCCAACTGATTTAAGCATTGATTCAAGCCTATTTACTGAGAATCCTGTACGATGATATTCACCTTCATGATTTTGTAGCCCAAAAATAGTTTGTATTTTCCACCCCCAACGTTCATGGTCTGGAGTATTTATAAAATCATCCAAAAGCCAAATTAAATTAGGAACTTCTATTTTCCATTGTTTTCCAGATTTAAGGACTCTAAAAACAGACTTCATAGCAGGTAACACATCGTCGTTTTTCAGGTGTTCTAATAGATGGTAGGTCAATACTTCGTCGACAGAATTATCGTCAATTGTAGCGAGTTTAGTGATGTCATCTTTTATATCCGCAGGCATGTAAAGGTCAACAGACTTGAAACCTTCAATTATTTCATTTCCTGAGCCAATATTTAGTCTAAGTGTCGTTTCTTCCATTTATTAACTAAATCTATAACATAATCAATATCTTCGTTTTCCATATATGGGTAAAGTGGCAGAGTGACAATTTTATCGTAAATTTTTTCAGTGAGCGGAACATTGGCACTTAAATGAGAAAAAGCTTTCATGCGATGTAAAAGCGGAAAATGAACACTGCATTTGACTCCATTGTCCTTCATATAATACATAAATTTATCTCTTTCTGGAACTAAAATAGGATAAATATGCCAGGGAGACCTGTCAGTAGTTAGTCCTAGCCCTTCGTTGTACCTTTTAGCCACTCTTTCTCTTTCAGCATTTAACTCGTCTAATTTTTCAAGTTGAACCAATCCAATGGTTGCCAAAATATCAGTAGGATTACATTTCCAACCAACAAATTCTGATTCAAACTCCCAATATTTTTCTCCACCAGAACTATACATTTTATCTCTTGAGAAACTGGCGTTCCCATTACCATAAAGCCTAGCCTTCTTGTACCAAATGGCCTCTTCTTCATTACTACAAGCAATCATTCCTCCTTCACTCGTTGTAAGATTTTTAGTCGCATAAAATGAATATGCCTGTCGATGATTTTTATATCCATTACGAATTATTCTATGAGCCGAGTCTTCGACTGCAACAAGTCTATTTCCAGTGTCACATTCTTTTCCTGCGTAGTGAACTGGTATTTGCCAACTAGCGTCTGTTTTTCTCCAATCCATGCAAAAAGAATCTCCTTCTTCTATGTCTATAAATTTTACTGTAAGTCCTGCGTGAATAGGCGCAATTGCTGTTGCCGCACAAGTAAGAGAAGGAATACCTATAGTAACTTTATTTCGTTCTTCTTTTGGAATTCTAGAAAATACATGTTCACAAGTTAGATATAAAGCAGCGGTACAGTTATCAACCATGACACAGTACGGAGCACCAATATATTTGGCAAATTTTTCTTCAAATTCGGCAGTTTTAGGTCCAAACGTTACCCATCCAGAACGAATAACTTTTGCCACTTCTTCCGCTTCTTTGTCGAGATTTGGCATTTTAAAAAACGGGATGTCTCTCATATTATTTTTCTGATAAGCTGAAATGCTTCGGCATATTGTTTGCCAATTTGCATCCCCCTATATCCAGCTAAATTAGTAATTCCCCAGTATGACCTAGGGCTGTAATCGTCATTTAGTTCTTCTGGGTAAAAAGTTTCCATCTTATCTATTTTATCTGCCAGTTGTAAGGCATTTAGTTCAACATAGAAATTCGGTTTGAAAGTAAAAACATTATAGTTGTAGCATGGAACTTCATAGGCATAGATATCAGCAGGGTATTTTCGACAAGCAATCAAGGTTGCCTCAGCTATTACTCGGTGGTCCTCGTTCAAATCGTCTAGAGAATGAGTGAAAATAATATCGTATTTAGTTTTTTTACTGAGGAATTCTTCTATTTTCTTTGACCAATGAGAAATTGGTTCTGTTGAAAGTCGTTGGTCCATCTTAAAACCACGACAACTAAACGTATGTATAATAAAATTGTATTTTTTATTGAACTTCTCAAAGAATCCACCACATCCCAATCGTTCGTCATCAGCATGTGCGGCTAAAACCAATACATTTTTCATAATTCAGCTCCTTCAGTAAATAATTTATGGATACAAGACAAATCATCTTGGGCAATGTATTCTTGGTAGAGCAATTTGATTTTATTACGCTTAAATTTATTTTCATCTAGATAACCGTGCCCCATTTTACCAGAATAATAAGTATCTGCTTCCATTTTTTTACAGATGTCGATAATTAAATCTGTCTTATGTCCTTCAAAGTGAAAATTTGAAGCCCTTACTAATCTAGTTTTAATGTCAAATGCTTTTAAGAAAAAAGGGAGCATTGAAAAACAAATATCTGAAAGGGACATTTTTGAATTTAATCTTTTGTAGTATTTTTCTAACTCTGGGAAATATTTATCAAAGTTTGGTGCATTTTTATACGCCTGTTTGATTATGTCTAGATGTGATTGAATCCAATTAGTTGTTGCAGGTTTAGTCTCTTTATAATTCTGTCCGAATTTTCCAGCGGTACTTATTGGAATTGTCAACCAATGTTCATTTTTTATGACCGTAAGTCCATTTCTGTCCTTTTTGCTATCAAAAATAATTCTATTTCGATTGTCATAGCCGTTTTTAGAATAAGAGACAGTATCTAGAAAAACAAAAATATCGGCATGTTTAATTTTCTCTATTTGCGGTAAATAGGGCAGATAAGCAGGTTGATTTATTGAGAGAATCATAATTTTTTGATTTCCCCGTTTACATATAATGAGTAAGGAGGAATATCTTTGTTTTTAATTATACTACCAGCTCCAATTACGCTATGGTGGCCAATTTTAGTTCCACCGAGAATGGCGCAGTGGGACCCTATAAAAACATTATTTCCGATATATATGTCTTTCTTTTCAATTTCGTTAGATTTTTCAATTGTTTTATTGTGGCTATCGGCACAATTTATGGCAACAAAACTAGCGATATCACAATTATTCCCGATGATGACTCTTGCTCCTTTAGCATAGATTTCTCCGTATCCACCGATATATGTATTTGGTCCAATTATTGGAGTGCCATTAATCCATAAGAATTGATGAAATTGGTTTGGCTTATGTCCAGCCAACATCATAAGCCAATCTAAAATGTTTCTTTGATACCATTTCTTTATGTACCACATTTTTTTATAATTAAATCGTAACGTTTTTCAGGTTCAAAAAATGATTTTCTTATCGTAAACTTATGTCCTTGGGATAAAAATTTAGGGTCAAACGACATAGTCTCATCTTCTTTTGGAAGACTTATCGTATCTTTGAAAATATCTCCAAAATAAACAAGTCCTCCTTTCTTACAAACCCTCAAGCATTCTCTCACAGTTTTTTTAGCTTCTTCTTCTGTGCAGTATTGAAGCACTGCAATGCAAACAACTTTGGTAAAAGTGTTATCTTTTAAGGAACTTAAGTCTGAACATTCATGACAAGCTATTCCTTCCACTTTTTCAAAAGTTTGTTTTTGGAGAGAGGCAACTATCCTTTCGTTTCCATCTACTAAATAGATTTTTCCTACATATTTAGACAAAGTTCTTGCAGTCAGGGCGTTTCCGCAACCAATATCAAGTAAATAGTCATTGTTTTGTAAGTTTAGAAGTTTAGATAGTTTTCTCGCATAATCGTTTGGAGAATAATTTGCAGGTCTTAAATTTGCCGAATTATCTTCAGGAATGTTCCCATCATTAAAAAGTCTCGTGTAGTTAGATGGCATATTTTTCTATTTCTTTGAAAAATTTATAATCTTCAGGAGTGTCTATGCACATTTTACCCAAATTAATAGTTTTTACAAAATATTCCTTTGGATGGTTATCGAAATAAAGGGTTACATGTTCCTTTTCTTCTTTAGTTGCCTTGGAGTGAATTTCTTTCAAGGTATTAACATCAACTATTTCTATATTCTGACCTAATGGTAGACCTGTTGTTTTGAGGTAATTTGGAACCTTGTTTGTATAGATATCTTTGCAGTAATCAAAAACCCAAGGAATGATTAATGGAGAATCAGCACAAATTCTAAAAAAATCACGAACCTCATATAAATCACAAACTTCAATCATTCTTCCCATCACATCTTCTTCGCTTCCAAATCCTATCAACACCCTCTTGTCGTTTTCAAATTTTGTGTTCAAATATCCATATAATTCAATATGTTGGTGTCCAGAAGGGATAGCAATAATTATTCTTCCAATAGATTTACATTTTTTTAATTGGGAAATTAGAGTCTCAAGAACAGTCTTCCCGCCATAATTTAAAACGATTTTTTTGGGCAATCTTTTAGAATTAAGTCGTGCTTGGATTATTGCATCTAGCTTCATATTTTAGCCTGACAGACATTAAATCTTTAATGATATTTTCCTTGCGATATTCTTTTATAATATTGTCGGTTTCTATGGTTAAAGTCGCATCCATAGGTAAAACCCCCATTATCCAAGGTAAATCAATTTCCCCTGTTCCTAAGACTAAATGGTCTAACTCATTTAGACAATCCGTAAGATGAAAATGTCTAGGCTTTAAGTCCATAAATTTTAAAATAAATTCTCGAGGTTTCATATTCAGCTTTTTGGCTGTCATCCATGCGTGGGCAAAATCAAATACAAAATTTTTACACATTGTTTCTGGTAGATATCCACACATTTTTTCCTTGAAAGATGACATGTATGGCATATTCTCCAATAAAACATACTCTGGAAACTCTATTGTTTTAAAGTCTATATTTTGTTTGTCTAATCCCATGTGGACAATTACCCCCAGTATTTCACCAGTAGTCCTCAAAAAATTATATGAGGTTTCAGCCGTTTCCAAATATTTAGGCATAAACTCACCCATACCGCCAGTTTCTGCGTGAATGTATTTGACTAATCCAGTTTTTCCCCAATCTTGAAGTTGATTTACCGTAACATTACTTTTAATATGAAGTTCCAAAAAATCAAGCAAACCTTCTGATTTTAATTTTTGGAAGAATTGAATATAGGCGACATCCCCTGTATCGCAGGCAGTTCCTATTAACATTTTATTATTTTTTCTAAATTTCTAATCTCGTTTACCATAATTTTGAAATCTTTCTTTCCGAGAGAGACTGGAGCGTCTATCTCGGTATCATCTAACTTGACGTGTTTTTCAATGACTCTTGCTCCATAAGCGACAGCGGCGATAGCCGAACCAATTATTGGTAGGTGGTCAGAAAACCCAATTTTTATCCGTTTGTCGAGAAGATTTCTTAACTGGCGAATTTTTCTCAAATCAACATCTCCAAACCTTGGAGGGTACTTCGAGACGCAATACATTACCGCTTGCGGAGTATCGACAAAGAATCGAATCATACTGGCAACCTCTTCTTGGTTCCTGATTTTTCCAAACGATACAATTACGGGCTTACAGTGACTCATAACCTTATTCACAAAACTCTTATCAGAGGAAGCATCAGAAGCAACTTTGAATCTGTCAACTCTTAAGTCAGCTAAAAGCTCAAGGCTTTTTCTGTCACCAGCAGTAGAAAGAAAATTACAACCTTTTCTCTCAGTATAATCTTTTAACTCTCCCCACTGGTCTGGAGTAAAAGCTACTCGAGAAAAAATCTCATATAGACGTTCATCTTTATCTTTATACTGTTCTGGGTCAACAGTTTGGAACTTAATTGTGTCCGCCCCAAGTTTTGAATAAACATCGACAAATTTCTTTGCCTTAGCGAGGTCTCCCGAATGATTGACGCCAACCTCGGCTATAATTTCAACACAAATATTATTTCTTTTCATATTCTATAACTCGCTTTAAACCATCTTCAAAATTAACCTGTGGCTTAAAGCCGAATTTCTTAGCAAGGGTTATATCTGCTTCTAACTTACAAACTTCTCCAGGGCGGGGTTCTCCGAAAATTGGTTTCATATCTTTATCGCAATTTTTAATAATCATGTTGGCAATATCTAAAATAGAATGAGATTCTCCAGTTCCAATATTTACTGGTTCACCATTTAAGGATTTAATACTAGGAATCATTTCGTAAGCCCTGACAACATCTTCTACATAGATATAATCTCTTCGTTGACTTCCATCTCCAAAGATTAGAGGTGGAAGGTCTTTTAGGACTCTTCTAATAAAAATAGGAATTACAGCACCGTATGTATCAGAAGACTGTCTCGGTCCAAAAGTGTTAAACATTCTTGCACGATAAACATTTAATCCATACAGTTGATGGTAGTTTCCACAGAGCTTGTCGGCCGCAAGTTTTGAAACAGCATATGGACTCTGAGCGTACGTTGGCGAACCCTCAGATATTTTATCTGTCTGACCGCCATATACTTCGGAACTTGAGGCAAAAATTAATTTGCGTTTATATCTTCGACAAACATCAAGGACGTTTTGTGTTCCATATAAATTAATATCCATTGTTTCTTGAGGATGCTCAATTGATTTATCGACATTTATTTGAGCCGCTAAATGATAGACAAGGTCCGAGTGTTTGATATATTTTTCTAGGTCTTCTTGGTATCTCACATCGGCATAAAAAGTCGGAAAAGTTCTATGCTCAAAAGATTTATATTCACATGGGTGAGAAAAATTGTCTAGACCAACAACGTCATAACCTTTAGAGACGAGGTAATCACCAAGATGAGAGCCGATGAATCCTAGGCTTCCAGTGATTAGGCAGCGTACTTGTTTCATAATAGTTTAGTTGGTAAATTGTTAATTCTTTGTCTAGAAATTTCACAGTATTCTTCGCTAATATCAATTCCAATAAAATTTCTGTTTAGTAATTTTGCCATCTTACAAGTAGTGCCACTTCCACACATTGGGTCTAATACTATATCTCCTTCATTACTCCAAGTGATTATATGGTCTTTTGCTAATGGTTCTGGAAACTGGGCAGGATGAAAACGATTTTTATTAGATACCTCTGTATTTATTCTCCACACATTAAATCTTTGTGCTTCTGTATCTGCATATATTTTTCCTATTGATGATTGTGTCCTTGTTGTTCCATCTGTCTGTCTTATTGTACCATGCTTTTTTCTTATTCCTTTTGTTGGTCTATCTTTTATTGGATTAAAAGTTTTAATTTTACCTTTTGTAAAAATAAACATGTATTCAAATACTTGTGCATATCTTGTTTTTAATGCTCCTGTTGCAGTAAATGTTTGCTTTTCCCATATCATTGTATCGTGTATATTAAATCCTATTTGTTTGAAGTATAATGCTTGTTTAAAACTTGTTCCAGTTTCACTTCCATTGATTGTGGCATCACCAACTACCCAAACAACTACACCACCGTCTTTAGTAATTCTAAGTAATTCTTTAGCAATACCCTCAAAATCAAAAGTATATCCGTTATAGGTTCGTAAATTATCGTAGGGTGGA